GCTTACTAAATCTACTGAAGACATTAATAAATCTTCTTTAGACATTGTTTTAATTAATTTCATTTTTCAATTGTTGTTTTAGTTTTTCTTTTACGTTTATATTTTTTTGTAAGTGTTGATGTATCTTACTCATTGTTGGCTTTTTATAATTTCTCTTTTCCCAAGTTAAGATAGCTTGCTTCCAGTCTTTCATTTTGTTTTTACCTATCATCCAACCTTTTGATTCATAAAAACTAAAAAATGCTTCAGCATCTACATTATTCTTACGCAAAATACAATAATCTTTAACTTCAAAAATTGTTGGCTTTTTAAAGTATTTATTTATTATTTTTATTTCTTTATTCTTATTAATAGATGTTAAGTTTGTAACTGACAAGTTGTTAAGTAACTTAATAACTAGAGCTTCATTTATTTTAAAGTACTGTTTAGCTGGAATACCCATTCTTTTAACTTCTAGAACTCCTAATGTTTTAAGCGTTTTAAGACATTTTCTTTGTTGGTAAGGGGTAAGTGTAGTGTCTTTCTGTATATTAGCTTCAGTATTAAAAAACCAGCCATCAGTCATGCCATTTGCTATAAAATATTCTTCTTTGCTTATTAAGTCTGAAAGTAATATTGCTGACTTTAATCCAACTTCTTTAGCTAATTTTTTATTTAAAACAATAAAAGCTGTACTACTTAATAAGTGCTTCATATAATATCTATTTTGTAATGATAGTTTACCATAGCTAACTTAATATTTTCAATTTGATTTGAAAAGTCAAAATAGGAAGTATGTATAGTGCATTTTGCATTACCACTTTCAACCATTAATTTAAGGTCAGATTCTTTAGCTTCCATCACTTTGTTTTGCAGTAAATGGTTTTTCATTTGCTTGTTAGTTATAAATATATCTTTTTTGCCAGTAATATTTTTATATTTTTTATAAACCTTTGTAAAAGTATTTCTATAAATAATACAGCATTTAAAATTTTTATCATGACCTCTTTCGTAATGATATGTAGCTGTTCTATGCCTGTTAAGTACTTTAGCTATTACGTTTCTGTTAATATTTTCTTCAGTCAACCCGATATACCCAGCAACTGACCTAGCAGCTTGCAGCTTCCTTGTCCTATTTTTAAAAGACAAAGAGCCTTCAGGCAGCCCCATTACAATTGTAGTGAGGCTGCAAATATCTTTAAAGTTTGTTTCTTCAGTCATATTAAAATGGTAAGTCTTCATTATCAGAAGTAACCATTTTAGAATCTTTATTTATTCCTGAAAAATGATAACCATCTATATTATGATAGTATTTTCCGTTGTATTCTCGTGAGTAAACATTACAAAGAATTGTCATATCCATACCAACTTTTAAATCTATTAATTGTTTTACTTTATCTCCAAAAGCACTTATACAAACTAAATTATTAAAATCATCTTCAGTTTTAATAACTAACCCTTGCTTACTCCATTCTTTACCTGACTTGCTAATACCAGTTTCAACTTCTAGTATCTTTTCAATTTTTCCTTTTACTTGCATTTTTATTTATTTATTTAATTAATATTTTTTTTTAAAGTCCTCTGACTCATCCTCCCCAAATACTCCCAATTCATAGAAACCTGTTAGTTTCAAAACTGCACGACTCATAGCTCTTTTCTCTGCCATCTCCATAACATACCAAGTATTACAGTTACCATCTTTAAAGCCCTCTCCTTTTAAAGCAGACCCGAAAGTTTGTATTTTAATTTCCTCATTTTCTTTATAGCCATAAGCTTTTACTACACAAAAATCTCTTTCGCAATTAATAACCTCATAGTCTATTGTGATGCCCTCTAAAGCCTGTATCTTATCAATTCCTGAGCGTGTTATGATAATATAGTGCTGATGCTTAAATACGTCATCTTTTGTTAAATTGTAGTATTCGTATTTTTGTTTTATTAGTTCTTTTTTCATTTTATGATAATTTTGTTAATAATAATAAATTTAATTTAATTCATTAATGATTTGTTGTAAATCATTGTCATTTAATTTTTTATCGTATAAATTGTTAAATGTTTGACTTTCGTATAACACATCTTCACCTTTAATAAAAGCAAACATATTAGCCACTTTTTCAGGGTCTGCACAATCTGTAGAAACCTCTCCAAAATGTACAGTCTCATAATCTACAATCTCACCTATAACATCAAATGTTCCAAATTTGTTTATCCATTCTTTAGCTTTTACTGTTCCAATTATAAAATAATCCATATTGAAAATCCTATAATGTATGTCTTCACACTGAGGATTTGTTCCTTTTAGGCTTTCTAAACCTTCTATTGCATAATCTTTAATTTCTTCTATCATTTTGTTTTTATGTGTTTGATTAATTGTTTTTTTATGTATTCTAAATGTTCAGAGTCAATCCATTCTAAGAAGTTGTAGCTATCAAAACAGATTTGAAAGTCCTGACCATATTCATCTGTACCCCTTAAATATACCTCGTTTTCGCAAGCTTGAAATGTATTAATATCATTCATTCTTTTGTGTATTAACTCGTTTTTTTCTTTAAATATTTCTTTTATTATTGGTGCTACTTCGTGTTCTTTAGTTTTCATATTATCTTAAATTTAAAATTAAAGCTCGTTTATTTAGTTTATAAGCTTCATTATATTGCTTGAGCTTTTTAGCAATAACTTTATTTTGTTCTTTATTGTAATGAAATGAGCCTTTCTTTTCTATTTCATAAGTATAACATTCGTCAAGGTTAAGACCTGTAAGCGTGCAAATATCTTCAAAAGCTGCATCAACTTGTTTTTTTGTGCCAAATATTCTGACTGCTGTACTAATAGATTTTAAATCATTGTCAAATTTATACAGTTGGCTATCCCATTTTGAAACTGTTTTGTATTGTCCATTAGAGTAAAAATAGTAATCTTCGCAAATTAATTTCATTAGTAGTTAAGTTTTATATGTAGCATAATAGAAGCTACTGTTATTAATATAGATGATAAGTATAAAAACCACAAAGGCAATCTATCTATTAAATTCTTAGATAAATTTTCAATTCTATAATTTTTAAAATCATTTTTAAATATAAAGTTAGCTAACTCCTGAGCATTAAAAATTTGTGTTATTTTTGTTTTTTTGTTGGTTACTTTATAATCACAACCAGCGGTTACATTAAGTGTTTTCAATTTAGTTTTGTTTTAGTTAATAATAGCACAAAGATACACCTTTTTATTTAATTAACAAGGTTTTTAACTACTTTTTTAACATAAAGGGATATTTATATCTAGTAAAATATAATAAAATAAATTTAAAAAAAGGGGGGAAAGTTAAATAAAAGACAAAAGGAATACTATTATAAAAAGTATTAAATAAAAAATAGTAAGCTTTGTAGAGTCTTTGATATGCATTATAAATTCATTAATAAGTTAATTGGTAAGGTTCCATTATTTAAGACTACTGAGCAGCCGATTGCTTGTCTTTTAAAGTTCTTTGCGTAAGCTGCTGCATAAGTTGAGCTATCTACTCCACAGCCAACTTGCATTCCAAAGACCCTAAAACGCTTTCCAACGAACCATTTACAATAAGCTTCAGTATGAGTATGACCGCAAACAGATGACATTAGATTATTCTTTGCCTTTGCCTGTGCTTGACCTCCTTCTCCATGCTCGTAAAGTACATCATCATAAACTACTGACTCTACCCAGTTCCAAGTAGGAGTTCCTAATACTTCATTATAAGATTTTATCCATGCTTTTGGTATACCTCCTGAGAAACTTTTACGACTTGCAAGTCTATCATGGTTTCCTATGCATACATCAGCATCAGGAAAGGCTTCGTACCATTTAGCAACTTTTTCTATTGTCTTTTCAAGTTCCAATCCAGCTGACATTCCATCAGGGTCAGGCTCATGGTAGCTAAATGCATGATTATCAAGTATATCGCCAATAAAGATCACTTGATTGCAATTGTAAATTTCGTACTGTTCTTGACAAAATTCTAAGTAACCATCTAGGCAAAAAGGTTCGTGCAAGTCGCCGACAACTAGAATATTTCTAGTGTCAGCTTCTCGCATTTTTTTGAGTGCCGCTATTTCATGCGACTTTAATCTGAATCTATTTGTTTGACTTTCCAAAATCAGCTAATGATTGCCCGCCTAGCATAGCGATTAAACTCCAAAATATTTGATTAACAGATGTTTCATCTACATCTAAAGCTTTTGCAATTAAAGGAATAACAATTGATGAAATACCTAGCCATACTTTTTTAGAAGAAAGTAATTGTGTTACAATGTAATTTTTCATTTTATTTATTTTTGATTATTAAATTAATATTCTCGCCGCCCAAATTTATAATTTCTTTCATTAACAAAGACATAGCTAAAGTTGAGTTACCAACAAAGTTTTGTTTACTTGTCATTCCTACTAGGATGCAGCCCCTTGTATCTTTAGCTGTATTTCCTTTATGGAATAATATAAGTGAGCGGTCTTTAACGTCTTTAACTAAAAGGTGTAAGTAATCTCTAGTTGCACTTTCTCTTGGATATCTCATTCTAACTTTGTAATCTCCAGTAGGAATGCAAGATACACTTCTTTGATTATCTCTATAAGGAAGCTCTAAGGTATTGCAAAATCTTTCTCCATTTATAAAAAGCTCTCCAATAGTACTTTCATCTGAAAAGGCATCTCTAATTATTAAAAGATTAACGCCCTTGACCTTTGTATTTTTTATTATAGGCATTTTGACCTCTTGAAGCGTTTTTGGAGTGTATACCCTTTCGCTTACGTTTAATGCTCTTAAAAGAGCTTGAAATAGCTTTACGAGCCATTTATTTATTATCCTCAAATTTAAAAAATTTATATATAGTAAAAGCTATTGAAAGAACTAAAGCGGCAAAGCTGAGAAATTCATTTGCACTTGCTAAAGTAAAGCCAATAGCTGAGCCGTTAGCTAGCCCTACCTGTATGGTGTCTTTTAGATGTGTCATCTTTTTTTATTTTAGGCTTATTATCCAAGTAAGACTTTAGCTTGGTTACGTTTATTTTTTTTGGTTTGTAGTGTTTCTTCATTAATCAGAAGCGTTTAAAAAATTTCTTA